AAGCCAGAAGAGGCCAAGCACATTGCACACTGGTTACAGCTCGGTGAGAAGGATGAGTCTTTCTTGATCAAAGACATAGCAACACATGGCTGCGCCGGAGGAGTTGCCGGTATCACCTACTACAGTGACACCTCGGAGTTCTATGACACGTTCCACCTGGAGATCTGGCTGATGGTTGGGGATCACGCAGCTGATGCTGGTCAGAAGACTGGTGTCTTCTTAAGCACCATAGTGAAGGATGCATCGTCTCGTGCTGAGTTCAAAAATGCGCTCGTATGGTGGGCAGTTGAAGTTCGGGCTCAGGAGCTGGTAGCTAAACGGGAAGCAGCGTAACATGCTAATGCTTTACCTCGTAATTCTATTCTTGTTCCCAAGCTTTACACTAGTATCCACAGGATTACTGGTCCTGCTGCTCGCAGGACTGATGTGATGTTGTCGTTCTCGCTCGTTTTAGGAAGAGCTATCCAGGGCACACAGAGTGTTCAGGGGGTACCCACAGAGCAGCGTAACCCTTTTGGTCAGGTGTCGCTCGTTTGATAAAGAAATGTTTTTAGTTTAGAACTATTCTAAAGTTAGGGTGCATGTGCTTCCAACTCGGTTCAGGTATGGAAAAAAAGTACTTGCATTAGTGCATGGGATTTGATAAGAGCAGGAACAAACTAACAAAGGAGAAAATATGGGTTTAGATATGTATGCCTATCGTCATAAGGGCGAAACACTAACCAACAAAGAAAGAGCAAACCAAGACGAGTTGCCAGAAAATAGAAAGCCTATTCAATTTGCCGATTGGAGAAAGCACAACAGACTACAAGGATTTATGCAGGAGTTGTGGGATAAGAAGAATGGTGGAGATATAGATTTTAATTGTGTACCTCTCTATCTCAACAAAGATGAATTAGATATGCTAGAGAAACAAATTGAAACTCGCACACTTCCAAAAACAGAAGGGTTTTTCTTTGGTGATGACAGCTACACTTGGGAAGGTGAACAAAACGACATGAAAGCCTACGATTTAAAATTTTGTAGAGATGCGAAACAATGGCTAGAGAAAGGGTACAAGGTTTTTTATGAGTGTTGGTGGTAAAGATAAAATAAAGCGAGAGGGTGCAAACTCTCTCGCTCGCTTGAAAGAGAAAAGAGAACAAGACGCAAAGATAAGACAAGAACACGCAACGCAGGAAGTTCAATCTCTCGTAAAAAAATTAGAATCAATAATGGGTACAGATAAATTACAACTAGCAGTTGAGCCAACTTTACCTATTCAAATACAAACAGATGGAGAAACAGGTGCTTTTAGTGATTTTGCTAAATTTTTGGAGAAAGAAATAAATAAAAAAAAGTTAAATTAACTATTGCAATAAGACTTGATAAGATATAAGAACAACAGGCAGTCATAAGATTGTAAACTTAACAAAGAGGTAAAAATGCCAAATGCAATAAAAAAGCTAAAGCAAGAAGAAAAGAAAGTAGTTCTTGCTTATGCTCAATTAAAGCTAAAAGCAAATAGACTATCAAAAGAGTTGGATACAATGAAACAGAATATTGTTGATGTTTTTGATAGATCAAATCAAAACTTAATCATTGTTCAAGATGAGCAAGGCAATAGTTTTGGAATACAAAAGATAAATCGTAAGCGAAAGAAATTTGAGACAGCAAATTTTAAGATTGCTCACAATGATTTATTTAACAAGTTCTGTACAGAATTAGAGTACAGCGAATATAAAGCGATTGGTGGTACTGATGACAAATAGTAGTTTAATCAATATTGCTAATGTACTAGCAGAAAGAGTTGGCGAGAAATCGCCAACTCAATTAAAAGATATGTTGGTTTCTAATGGTGCGAAGAAACAACTTAACTATGAAATAATGTTTCAATTATTAATGGGTGAGTGCGAGAAACACATATTAGAAAACAATGGCAACGCAGTTGTTGACGAGTTCAAGAGTAATATACTAGAGAAATTTAGTACACTTATTCAACAGTTAACACCAAGCCAAGAGTAATACATCACAATCAAAACCAATAGCCCGACAGGGCTATTGGTGTATCTATCGTATAGAAGGCTCACAATCTAGAACGACCAGCATTTAAAAAGACAATTTTCCAAACCACGTTTGAATACTAGGGTTTCACTCGACTTTGGGTTTACAAAGCAATATACATAAATATAGTATGGTTCCAAACGGTATGAATATAGAAAATCTTACAGAAGAAGAATTAAAAGATTTAATTCTTCAAAAACAATTACAGTGGATCAAGTTATGCCAGGATGATTTTTTAATTTTTGCAGAAACTATGTGGCAAGATTTTATTTATCGTAAGACAAAGGACCCTAAGAAATATGGGCACCATCAAATTATTGCTCAAGCTTTTCAAGATATAGCTGATGGTGATGCGAAGAGGCTCATCATTAATATGCCTCCTAGGCATACTAAATCTGAATTTGCATCTTATTTGTTTCCTGCTTGGTATATTGGAAAATACCCAAAGAAAAAAATTATGCAGGTATCCCACAACGCAGAATTAGCTTCAAGATTTGGAAGTAAGGTTCGGAACCTTATGAACACCCGGGAGTATAAACAAATTTTTGGTAATGTACAATTAAGAGAAGATAGTAAAGCAAAAGGCAGGTGGGAAACCAATCATGGTGGTGAATACTTTGCAGCGGGAGTTGGCGGTTCTATCACAGGACGAGGGGCCGATTTGCTTATTATTGATGATCCACATACTGAGCAAGACTCAATGTCAGACTCAGCGATGGAACGTGCTTATGAGTGGTACAGTTCAGGACCCAGACAACGTTTACAACCAGGTGGAAGAATTTTAGTTGTCATGACCCGGTGGGCGGTAGACGATCTTACTGGAAGGCTCATCAAGGGACAATCAGAACCAAAAGCTGATAAGTGGAAGGTTATAGAATTTCCTGCGATACTTCCAACTGATAAACCTGTATGGCCTGAATATTGGTCAAGAGAAGATTTAGATTCTGTTAAAGCATCTATTTCTATGAAGAACTGGAATGCACAATATATGCAGGACCCAACTTCAGAAGAAGGTGCAATTATAAAACGTGAATGGTGGCAACCTTATGAAAAAGAATACCTCCCTAAATTACTACACGTTATACAAAGTTATGATACTGCATTTTCTAAAAAAGAAACTGCAGATTATTCTGCTATTACCACCTGGGGTGTATTTGAACCAATAGAAGGTTATGAAAAATGTATAATACTTCTTGATGCTCATAAGGGTAGGTATGATTTTCCAGATTTAAAAAATGTTGCGTTAGAGCAATATAAATACTGGGAACCGGAAACCGTAATTATTGAAGCTAAAGCTTCTGGACAACCTTTAATACATGAACTTAGAAGAGCTGGTATTCCTGTAATTGATTATGTACCTGCACGAGGTAGAGATAAGCATACACGTATAAATAGCTGTGCGCCTGTATTTGAGTCTGGTATGGTATATGCACCTACTGATGAGCATTGGGCACAGGAGGTTATTGAGGAATGTGCTGCTTTTCCTAATGGTCAATATGACGACTATGTAGACAGCATGACACAAGCTGTGTTAAGATATAGACAAGGTGGATTTGTAAGTACCTATTCAGACGATTGGGATGATCCTCCTATAAAATTAGAAAAAGAGTATAAGTATTATTAAGGAGATTTATGACATTTAAAAATACACAGCAAAAAGGAAATATCGTTAAAGGTAAATTAAAATCCCAAAAGGAATTAAAAAAAATTACTTCAAGTGATAAATATAAAAAAGCAGGTTATCAAGAACAAAACAAAATGCTTAATGTTGCTACACATAAACATGGCGGAGAAATAAAATACAGAGGCTATGGAGCAGCTAGAACACCTGGTTCACAAGATTACGGTTTACAAGATGAGAAACTTTCTGCTGGTAAAATTTACAGCGCAAAAACAGGAAAGTTAATTTCAAAATAGAAAGGTTAATATGTTGCCACCAAGACATAAATGTCCACCATCAGAACGAAAAGATAGACCGGATCCTAGATCTGCTAAAAGAGGAAAGTTCATATCGGACCCCCTCCACAGTAAGAAAAAAACATTGGCTCCTTTGTTTTCTTATGATCTGAAGAGGGCAGGCTCTGGAAAGTATGAAATGGGCAAAGCTACAAAATACAAAAATTATTTAAAAGGTTTAAAAGCAGCTACAGCAGGTGGAGGCAAAGGTAGTGGCACAGGCGGAAGTGAATTTATTAAAAGAAGAATGAAACTTGCTGGTGCAGGATCTGCTTTAGGCAGAGCCGCTAAAGCATCTAGATATGGAAAAATAGCTTTAGGTATCGTTGGTGCGGGAGTCGCTGCACGTCAATATTTAAAATCTAAAAAGAAAAAAAATAAAGATCAAGCTGCAAGACCTATAACTAAAAAAATGGGTGGTGGCATGATGAACAGATACAACAAAGGAGATGAAGTAAGAACATTTACAGATCCAAAGACTGCAATGATTGCACACTCTTTAAAAAATAAAGATAAAATTACAGAAAACGAGAGAAGAACTGCTAAATTTTTAGAAAAAAAAGGAGCACCTGGTATTATATCTAAAGGTAAAATTAATACTAAAAGAAAAATGGGTGGTGGCATGATGAGAAGATACAATAAAGGTGGTGGTGCTGACACTGGTAAGCGTGGTGAAGCAAAAAGTAAAGCTACCATTCAAAATATGAGATTAGAAAGAGCATTTCCTTTAACAGCAACTCTTGCTTATAAAAGTGGTTTAACTAAAAAAACTTCTCTACCTATTAAAGGTAAACATAAAAAAATGGGTGGTGGCATGATGATGAGACCTAGAGGTTATAAAACAGGTATGTCATATAAAGATATGCAACCCTACGGTGGTAAATATGCGACAAAGAAAAAAGAGATAAGAGATCAAGCATCTGAAAATGTTAAAAGATTAACAACACAATCAGATGCGTATGATCCAGAAACTAGATTTATATTGGGTGAAAGAAAAACTCCAAGCGGTGGACGAATAGTTGCAAAAAAAACTACTGATTGGTCTAATCTTAAAGAAGAAGCAAAAAAAGTAAAAGACAAATATCCAAGAATGAATGTTGGTGTTTACACACCAAAGGAAGCACAACATGCTAGATATATTTCTGAACCAAGAAGACCTAGAGCTGCTTTTGGACGTCAAACAAAACCACAGAGTGCTATGGCAAAAAAACAAAAAATGACTATAGGTGGTTCGGTTACCGTTAAAACTAAAATAGGAAAAAACTTTCCGACTAAAACATATTAGGGGGATTAATGTCCCTAAAGAATCTTCTATTCGGGATTGGTAAAAAGGTATTCGGTAAGAAACCACAACCATCACCGGCTACCGGAAAACAGCAAGGTCTAATCACATACGAAAAAAAGAATCTTCAATCCACAGGTAAGGATCTAGCTACTCAAGATTTAAAGAATCCTCCAGTTGTTCTTAAAAAAACTAAGCCCCTTCACATGGGCGATAAAACTCCTCCAGCTTTTGGTTCTTCAACTTACGATTGGATTATGAAAAAAGGTTCGGGTAAATTTACTGCGGATGAATGGGTAGATCATTTAACTGCTACTAGAAAAGAAACATTTAAATTATGGGGTAAACCTGCAACTAGAACTGTAAGGGATACTAAAAAATTTAAGTACGATTCAGGAGAATTTCAAGGGAAAGAAGTAACTGTTGGTAAAGAAGAATTATTCGATTCTAATCTTGCTATTTTTAACGAAGCAGGAGATCTCACAGGTGGACTGTTATACGCAGCTAAGAAGTTTGGTTTAAAATTAGATGCCAATGAGTTAGGTGCTATGGTTAAATTAAATCCTATTAATAGATTAAAGCCTATGGAATTAGGTGTACCTAAAGGAGCTATGGAAGCTTTAGAGACTCAAGTTAAAACTGCAGGGGAACAAATAAAAGGATTATCTAAAAAATATGCAGGTAGGAGTGAATCAATAAAAGATGAATTAGACTCCCTAAGTTATCATTTGAAAGGTGTAACAGGCAGAGGAAGTAGCGAACAATTAGTAAATGCATCAGATGATTTTATGAATTCTATTAAAGAAATTAGAAAAATGAAAGAACTACTTCCTGAAGATAGAAAATTATTAAATCAAATAATGGGTAATGTAGATTCAAGAGTTGCCCCTTTAAAAGGAGTTAAGACAAGATATGGAAATGAAACTAGTTACACTTTACAAGGTGGTAAAGATTATAAAGAAACTATATTCTATTTAGACGAGCCAATCGCATCTAACTCAAATCCTTTAAAAACAGGAGGACACTTTAGTGACACGGGTGCTAAGAATCAGATTTATCACGTAAGATACGATACAAGATTTACTCCAGATAATAAAAAAGTTTTTATGATTAATGAAATACAATCGGATGTTAACCAACCCATAGCAAAAGCTTTAAGTAAAGTTCAGCAATTGGGAGGAGAAAGAAGAGTTAATCCTTTTCAAGCTGACCTAGAATTAGATTTACTTGCAAAAAATAGAAGTGAATTAATGAAAGAGATGAGTGAAGCTATTGCAAAAAACCAACCTCTTAAAGCCAGAGCTATTGGTAAAGAAGTATCAGAAATTCAAAGAAAATTAAATTCAGTTTTTCAAAAAAGAGGATCATCAGGGGAAGGTAGAATGGATTATTTTCCTATGGTTGAGGCAGATCAATACGGAGACCATGCTTTAAAATATCTAGTACAAAAAGCGGCTAGAGAAGGCGTTGATTACGTAGCCGTTGCTCCCTTTAATAAATTAAGTTTTAGACAAGGGTACAAAGCTGGTAACGAAAGATTTTATGGATATGCAACTGGTAAAGGTATAGATCAAAAAGGTAAAGCAGTAATGCCAGAACTTATGAAAAAATTATCTAGATTTTATAATACAAAAGCAGGACCTACTAAAATATCTCTTTCAGATCCAAAGATGCCATACAAAACAGTGAAAAAAGATAAATTTAAGTATCCTGATAAATCAGTAAAAAAAGGTAAAGAAATTTCAAGCGACTATCATGAAAGAGCCGAAGCAAATCCTTTTACTGGATCTAAGCTTATACCTACAGGAGATCCAAGGTTGTATTTCGATGCATTTGCTATTAAGGTGGAACCTTTAATGAAATTTACACAAAAAACTTATAAAGCCAAAGGAGGCTTGGTGGTGGATATGTTTAAACCTATGAGGTACAATACATTATGGCTATAGAAAAGAATAACGAATTTATTGAAGAAGCAAAAGTTGAAGAGGAAATTGTTGAACAACCCGAAGGCTTACCACCAGAAATAGAAATAGAAGGTGAAGAAGTAGCTGAAGAATCACCTAATGATGAGTTTAATGCTAATCTTGCAGAAAACATGGATGAACGAACTCTTAGAGAAATGTCATCAACATTGGTTCAAGACTATAAAAAAGATAAAGGCTCTAGAAAAGATTGGGAAGACGCATACATAAAAGGTTTAGATTTATTAGGAACTAAATATATTAATGTTACAAGACCATTCAAAGGTGCATCTAATGTAACACATCCAATGCTTGCTGAAGCAGTTACACAATTTCAAGCACAAGCTTATAAAGAATTAGTTCCATCAGATGGACCTGTAAGAACACAAACTGTTGGTTTAAGAACACCCGCTATTGAGCAACAATCAGAAAGAGTAAAAGATTACATGAACTTTCTTCTAATGGAAGAGATGGAGGAATATACAACAGACATGGATCAAATGTTATTCTATTTACCATTGTCCGGTAGCACATTTAAAAAAATATATTACGATGAATTATTAAAAAGACCTGTTTCTAAATTTATACCTGCCGAAGAATTAGTAGTTCCATACTATGCTTCTGATTTAAAAGATTGTGAAAGAATTACACATATTATTAAAATGACAAAAAATGAAGTAGTTAAAAAAATGGCTGCTGGATTTTATAGAGACATAGAACTTTCAGAAGGGGAACCTGAACCAGATCAATTACAGAAAAAATTACATGAACTTGAAGGAGTTAAAAAAACTGGCGATGATTATTTACATACAATTTTAGAAATGCATGTAGATTTAAGTTTAGATGAATATGAAGATTTTGATGACAAAGCTAAAAAAATAAAGATTCCTTATGTAGTTACTATAGATGAAGGAAGTGGAGAAATTTTATCTATTTACAGAAACTATGCACCGGGTGATTTAAATTATTCAAGAGTAGAATATTTTGTTCATTATAAATTTTTACCAGGACTAGGATTTTATGGTTTTGGTTTAACACACATGATAGGTGGCTTATCAACTGCTGCAACTCAATCACTTAGACAATTAATTGATGCTGGAACTTTAAAAAATTTACCTGCTGGATTTAAATCTAGAGGTATTAGAGTTAGAGATGACGATCAACCTATACAACCAGGAGAGTTTAGAGATGTAGATGCACCAGGTGGTAATATTAGAGATCAATTTTTTAATTTACCATTTACAGAACCATCGACAACATTGTTTAATCTTTTAGGTTTTGTAGTACAGGCAGGACAAAAATTTGCTGCTATTACAGATTCTAACATAGGAAATGATACACAAAATAGAGCTGTGGGTACTACTATTGCTCTTATGGAACGTGGTTCACGTGTTATGAGTGGTGTTCACAAACGTTGTTATTATGCAATGAGATTAGAATTTAAAATTTTATCTAGAATTTGTGGTGAATTTTTACCACCTGAGTATCCATATGATGTTTATGGTGGTCCAAGACAAATTAAAGCTAAAGATTTTGATGGAAGAGTAGATATTTTACCTGTTGCAGATCCAAATATTATGTCTATGTCACAAAGAGTTACACTTGCACAAACTCAATTACAAGTTGCTTCATCTAATCCACAACTTCATAATTTACATGAAGCTTACAGAAGAGTTTACGAAGCTTTAGGTACTAAACAAATAGAAACTTTACTTAAACCACCTCCTAAACAACCAGAACCAATGGATCCTGCTAAAGAAAATGCACGTGCACTACAAATGCAATTATTAACTGCATTTGAATTTCAAGATCAAGATGCACACATAGCAGCTCACATGGCTTTTATGGCTACAAGAATGGTTCAAATTAACCCTCAGGTGTATGCATTATTGCAATCACATGTATCAGATCACATTTCTTTTAAAGCAAGAAAAGAAGTTAATGAAATGCTTTCTCAAAATCCTCAAATGGCAGAAATGCAACAACAAGATCCAGAACAATTTAAAATTATGTACGATGCTGAAGTTGCAAAACGTGCTGCAGCAATAACACAAGAGCTTGCACAAACTGAAATGCAAGCAAATGCAGCTAAACAAGATCCATTAGTAAGAATTAAACAACAAGAAGTTGATTTAAGAGCTATGGACATGCAAAGAAAAGCTGAAGAAACTCAATTTAAACAAGAACAAGAAAACCAAAGAGCATCGGAAAGACTTGATTTTGAATATGATCGTCTTGCAACACAAGATCAGCAATCAGATGAAAGATTAGACGTAGCTAGGCAAAAACTTGAGCAACAGAATAAAAAATAAATACAATCAAACGAAAAATCTAAGCGGTGGCGTTAGATTTGGACCACCTCCACTAAGAGGCCCCAACCCACAAGGTCTCAAAAGGAAAAAATTCAAAAATGTCGAAACCTACACCAAAAAAACCGTCTCCGTACGATAAGCTTTCAGAAAAAAATAAAATAGTTTTTTTAGCAGGTGTGTTTGAAGGAGAAGGTAGTTTTGGTATTTGGTCAAAGTGGAAAACTAGAAAATATTTAGCTTGTTCTGTAGAAATGACGGATAAAGATGTTGTACAGCTTTTCCATAATTACTTCGGGGGGTGTATATACCTTTGTAAAAGGCGTAAAGAACACCATAAAGATACTTGGAGATGGCGGATTAATGGTAAGGGGGCTTTAAACACACTTCATAAAATGATAGATTATTTAAGTATTAGACGGAAGGAGAAATTTAATAATGTGGTTGAGTGCCTTAAAACTAGCGGTTAGTGCAGGTAGCAAAATTTACGCTAACAAACAGAAGGCAAAAATTGCAATGTCTGACGCACAGGTACTGCATGCAGAACGACAAGCCCGAGGTGAGGAAGCTTACCAGGGCAAACTTTTAGAAGCCCGTCAAAACGACTACAAGGACGAGGTCGTTTTATTGATACTCACACTGCCCATTTTGGTGCTCGCATATGGGGTCTGGTCGGACGATCCGGCAGCTATGGATAAGATAAAGATGTTCTTTGACCATTTCCAGGCACTGCCGAGCTGGTTTACAAATTTATGGATTCTTGTCTGCGCCAGCATTTTTGGTATTAAGGGAACACAAATTTTTAGGAACGGTAAAAAATAATTGTACACAAAAGAAAAAACTCTCTCAGAGTTATTACAAGAAGGCTTTGAAAAAGAACAAGCCGAAGAGAATGATACTTGCAGTAACCACACGGATGAACGTGTAGCAGAAGGTGAGTGTTGTAAATATTTGCAAAAACAAAAATAATCTATATATTGCCTCCATGACTATTCGAGGCGACTCTCAAGAATACGAACTTCTAAAAAAATGGACAGAAACTTTACCTTTTTATGAAGAACCAAAATTTGTAACCACAGTAGAAATTGGTGTGCGTGAAGGATTGGGTTCTAAGGTTATTATGTTAGCTATTAAAGAAAGATTAGGTGGTGCTAAAATACCTTATAAACATATAGGCATAGATCCATATGCTAATTTAAAATATCAACATTACGATACTTCCCAAGAATATACTGCAGATTACACAGATGAAATGAGAAAAACAATGGTAGAAGATTTTAAAGACCACCCAGAGTTTACATTTTTTCACATGAAAGATATTGATTTTATGAATGAATTTGCAGAAACAGGATTTAAAGTTTACGATTTGGTTCACTTTGATGGACCACATATGACAAAAGATGTTCTTAGAGAAGCTATTTGGTTTGCGGATAGATCAAGAATAGGTACACGATTTATATTTGATGATAGTCCAAAATATAATATGAAAGATATAACATCAGCACTTTCTCATTGGAATTTTAGCCTTTATGAAGAGGGTGAAAATAGAGTATGTTTGCAAAGGGTAAAATGAAAGTTATAGATAACTTTCTTGAAAAAGAAGAAGCAGACTTGTTAGAAAAAAGATTTCTACACCCAGAATTTCCTTGGTATTATGCAGATAGAATAAGTGAAGATGACCATCTACAAGAAAAACCAAACCACCAATTTCAATTTTGTCATAATTTTTATTTTGAGCATAAGCCTACATCTAGTTTTTTTCCTATTTTAAAATCTTTAATTGAAAAAATGAAAATTAAGTCTATAGTCAGGATAAAATCAAATTGTATACCAATGACTTTAGAAACTATAAAACATGCTTTTCATATAGATTATGATAACAATATTACTGCAATTTATTATGTAAACACAAACAATGGGTACACTGAGTTTGAAACAGGGGATAAAGTACATAGTTTAAAAAATAGAATAGTTATTTTTGATTCTAATTTAAAACACAGAGGAACAACTTGTACCGATAAACACAACAGAATTAATATAAATTTAAATTATTATGGATCTTAATACAATATCACTTGTTCAAAGGACAATCGCTAAACGACTCCAGCGTTATAAGGAAGCCGCTATATATAGTGTTGACACCATCGATCAACTACAATATGTTAGAGGTCAAATCAAATCATTAGAAGATTTGCAACAGGAACTGAAAGACCTGCTGAACAAACAGGAGTTAGAAGATGACAATGTCCACGGTGAAACCGAAACGGACTGGAAAACTTGAAGACTCGTATAAAAGCGAAGAAGAAGTCAAAACAGTCCTAGATCCAAAAGCGATCGATGAAAAACTATTAGATAGATTACCTACACCAACAGGCTACAGATTACTTGTATTGCCTTATGCTGGTCCCCAAAAAACAAAGGGAGGTATAATTTTATCTGATGCAACACAAGAAACAATACAGATGACTACAGTCTGTGGTCTTGTTCTTAAAATGGGCAATCTTTGTTACAGAGACAAAGATAAGTTTCCGTTAGGACCTTGGTGTAAGCTACACGATTGGATAATTTTCAGTAGGTACGCAGGTTCACGATTCAAGATTGAAGGTGGTGAAGTTAGAGTGTTGAATGACGATGAAGTTATTTCAACAGTCAAAAACCCACGTGATATTTTGCACCATTATTAAGGAGGATACATGGCTGAAGAAAATAAAATTCCAGAAGTGGAATTAGATACTGATGGCGTTAATGAAGAAAAAGTTAACGTTGATACAAAAGAACCAGATGAGTCTTTTGTACAAAAAGAAACTGTTGACCTTGGTTACACAGATGTAACTGGTGGAAAAACAGCAAAGGAGCTTTTACAGGAAACAAAAGAAACACCTGAAGAAAAACCTGAACCAATAAAAAAATCGGAAGAACCGTTAGAGCAAAAGGTTGAGGAAGAAGATAAAGGTGAACTTGAAGATTATTCTGATAAAGTTCAAAAAAGGATAAAAAAACTTACTTTTCAAATTCGTGAAGCAGAAAGAAGAGAAAAAGCTGCCATGGATTATGCAAAAGGATTACAAGATAAATTTAAATCGGTTTCTGATAAATTTGAAGAAACAGATACTAATTATCTTAAACAATATGATGCAAGAATAGATTCAGAAAGAGATAAAGCTAAAGCTGAATTAAAAGGAGCATTAGACGCTCAAGATGCTGATCAAATTATGGAAGCTCAAGATAAGCTTACAAAATTAGCAGTTGAGAAAGAAAAAGTTTCTATTTCTTTAGGAGAAAAAGAAACAAGAAAAAAAGATGCTGAATCGCAACCGCAAACCCCAAACACAGAAGGACAACCACCAGCTCCAATTAGTCACAAAGCTCAAAGATGGGCTGAAAATAATGACTGGTTTGGAAGTGATAGGGTCCTTACAGGTGCTGCTATGAGTATTCATGAAGAACTTGTCCAGCAGGGAATTGACGGGGAAAGCGATGAGTATTATAATCAAATCAACAAACGTATGAAGGAGTATTTCCCTCAAAAGTTTGCACAATCTTCTGAAGAAGAAACACCAAAGGCTGCACCCGTCCAAAACGTAGCTTCGGTTAGCAGAAGATCAGGTGGACGCAAGTCTGTGAAACTCACTAAATCACAGGTAGTTATCGCTAAGAAATTAGGAGTGCCACTAGAGGAATACGCAAAATACGTGAAGGAAGGAGTATAACATGGAAAAAATAAAAACTTCACGCGAGTCTAATTCTAGAAATAAAGAAGCTAGAAAAAAAGATTGGACTCCACCATCCAGTTTGGATGCGCCAGCTGCCCCGCAGGGATTCGCCCACAGGTGGATTAGAACTGCAGTCGCAGGTTTCGAGGACGTTGCAAACGTTTCTAAGAAACTTAGGGAAGGTTGGGAATTTGTTAAAGCCGAAACACTTTTAAGTGAAATAGGTGAACATGAATACCCAATTATTTCTGAAGGAAAACATGCTGGTCTCATTGGAATTGGTGGCCTTGTGTTGGCAAGGATACCTTTGGAGATTTTAAAACAACGTGCTGAGTATTTTAGAAAAATTACTCAAGACAGAACAGACGCGCTTGATAGAGATCTTATGAAGGAACAACACCCGGACATGCCAATCAATATTGATAGGCAGTCTAGAGTTACCTTTGGCGGTTCTCGTAAAAAGTAATATTTTTGCGATACCTACAAGTAGCTTGGATTAAACAAATGTTAAAAGGAGAAAACAACTATGGCTAACGTAAGTGAAAAGTTTGGTCTAAGACCATACAGAAAACTAGACGGTACACCATTAGTAGGTGCTCAAAACAGATACACGATTGCTAGTGGCTATGCAACTGCAATATATCAAGGTGATTTAGTGGAACCACTAACATCTGGTAATATTCAGAAACATGGTGCTAACACATCTGATGCTGTTGTGGGCGTTTTTAACGGATGTTTTTACACTGATCCAACTACACAAAAGCCGACTTACAAAAACTACTATCCTGGAGGAGTAGCTGCGAGTGACATTACTGCATTCATAGTTGACGATCCAGACGCAGTATTTTTGGTAGACGCAGACGAGGCTTTTACTAGAGCAGATCTATTTAGAAACTACTCTGTTACTAACACTACTGGTGTTACACAAACAGGAATATCAAAAGCACAACTTGATGTATCAGTATCAGGAACTGCGACTACTTTCGCTATTCAAGCGATCGACATTTCGCAAGACCCAGATAATGATGGCACAGGGGTTAATGCTAATGTTCTTGTTAGAATCAACAACCACTTCTATAGAAGTGGCACAGGGCTATAATAAATAAAGGAGAATAACTATGGCAATATCACGTTCGCAACTAGTTAAAGAACTAGAGCCAGGTTTGAATGCTTTATTCGGCCTGGAATATCGTAGATATGAAAATCAGCATGCTGAGATTTATACTACAGAAACATCTGACAGAGCTTTCGAAGAGGAAGTAATGTTAAGCGGTTTTGCTTCTGCACCTGTTAAACAAGAAGGTGCTGGAGTAGTGTTCGATCAAGCAAATGAGACTTTTACTGCTAGATACTCACACGAAACAATCGCATTAGCATTCGCTATTACTGAGGAAGCAATCGAAGATAACCTATACGATAGATTAGCTGCAAGATACACAAGAGCTCTTGCAAGATCTATGGCAAATACGAAGCAAGTTAAAGCTGCTAATGTATTGAACAACGCGCAAGTTACTACTGTAACAGGTGGTGATGGCGAATCTTTAATCGGAAACGCTCACCCACTTGCAACTGGTGGAACTTTCTCAAACGTTCTTGCAACTGCTGCAGACCTTAACGAAACTTCGTTAGAGCAGTCGTTAATCGACATTGCTGGATTCGTAGATGAAAGAGGCTTAAAAATCGCTTCTCAAGGTAGAAAAATGATAATTCCAAAAGAATTACAATTTACTGCTGAGAGATTGATGAAGTCTCCTATGAGAGTCGGCACTGCAGACAATGACATAAATGCTGTAAGAAGCATGGGAATGGTACCAGAAGGTTATTCAGTGAATAACTTCCTAACTGATACTGATTCTTACTTCTTAATGACTGATGTACCTAATGGATTTAAATATTTCGTTAGATCACCAATCAAAACAGCAATGGAAGGTGACTTCGATACTGGTAACGTAAGATTTAAAGCTAGAGAAAGATACAGCTTTGGGTGGAGTGACCCGAGATGTGTTTTTGGTAATGGAAATTTACCAACTAGTTAATAAATACTAAGTAACAGTATTACTAATTAGGGGCGGTGCATTAATTTGCACTGCCCCTTTTTTTATGTTAGTAAACCTTATGTTAATTCAGAAGTTTATTAATTCTAAAGTTAATAGAGATTACGTTTTTATTACTGGAACTATTGAAATTAATATCCCCTATTTTATAGATAAAATAAATCGAGGTTGTAGTGAAAAAACTAATAAAAATTATCAAACACATGTTAAAGGTGGTATGACAGATTGGGATTATTTTAATAATGATCCAGAATTAGGACCCCCTCTTATGAAAATTTTAGATTGTATAGATAAACATATAGACCCTCCTGCTTATGAACTACATGAATGTTGGGGTTTTATAGAAAAATTTGGTGATAGAAGTACATTTCATGGTCATCCTCATTTTTTATCTGGAGTTATTTATTTAAGTAAGGGACAAGATTTAGAATTTCCTGAAATAAAACAAACAATCAAAGCAGACGAAGGAGTATTTGGAATTTTTTCTTCTTTTTTAAAACATGGATGTTATAGAAATCATACATCTATTCCTAAATATGGGTTATCTTTTAATCTTAGAGATATTTCAGGATATTAGTAGGTATTTACTCGGAGACTTTACTAAAGTATAATATAAACACCTAGAATTAATTAATTATGTCGACTGGCTAGGCAGACGGTATAGAGACGGCATAGTAAAATGGCTATACACAAAGGAGAATATTATGGCAAGAACAACGTTTAGTGGACCGGTAAGATCTTTAAGAGGATTCTTAGGAACAGGTCCAGAAATGGCACAATCAATAGGTGCAGGAACTACCGATGGTGGAACTGACATTGCAGGGATTGATAAATATCAAGGTAAAGTAATACAATTAGGTAACAATGTTACTGTATTTAACTTACCTTCAATTATTGCAACAGCAACTTCTGCAGTAGCAGGTGGAGATGATCCATCTTCTGCAAACAGAGTTGGAATGATGTATGAGTTTGTTATGACTGCAAGTTTAACATCAACAAATACTTTCACTTTGAATGCAGGAACTGCTGCTGGAAGAGACACAGCGGATGTTTTTAGAGGTTGTGCATGGTACAACAATACAGCGACTGATCCAGGAGTTGTAACTGCTTTTAATGCAGGTGGTACTGACACTTTAACTTTAAGTGCAACTACTAAAGGTGGACTAGAAGGTGCTCACATAAGATGTAGAGCAATTGCTGGTTTAATTTGGTCAATTGATGCATTCCTAATTGGGAATGGTACATTTGCTCAACCTTGGAGTTAATAGTTAAATAAAATTGGTGCTCCTCCGGGAGCACCTAATTAAAGGAGAATTTTTATGGGCGGATCAAGTTTTACAAGTGACCAGTCGAGTGCACATGCTACTTCTACGGCACAAATGGTTGCTGTAGGCGGAACAGGCTTAACTAACAGATGTAGATTAACGTCTATTCAAGCAAAAGGTAACGGAAGTGGATCTATCATTTTTAAAAGTGGTGGAGCCTCTGGAACTACGATTGCAACTTATTTGTTTGGAACTGAAGGTTTAGACATGTACTTACCAGGTTCAGGAATTTTATTTAAAGATGGAATTCATGCAACTATTGCTGGTACTGCTGGCGTAACTATTACATATACTTAATAGATAACAATTTAAACAAGGGGAAATATGGAATTGTGTTTAGAGTGTAATCATTTATGTCATTGTAAAGGTGTTGCCCCAAATCCAAATACAAATCAATGCATGGGAGATGATGGAAATTGCTTGTGCATAGTGTGTACGCATAATAAATCAAGAACGGAGGATAATATGGTTAAGAAAACAATAGGATGGGTGTGGAAAATTATCTGTTGGCCTTTTCAATTAATCCATAAGTGGGTTAATAAGTGGATTAATGGCTAGTAAGTAAATGAGGTGTTGTTATGGACTACCGTTTTACAGCAATACTTATAATACTGCTATGTTTATTAGCTTTTTGCGTAAAACCAGTCCAACCCACCTCATTGAAACATAAAGTTAAAGAAAGTATAATTCTTCTATGATGGAAAAAGTTTTAACGCTGTTAGTCGGACTTCTGATTGCATTAGGAGGCTGGTCTCTATCTAGAACATTTGAATTATCTACAACTCAAGCCGTACTTGAAAATCAAATTGATCAATTAGAATTTAGAGTACAAATGCTAGACGAGAAGATGGACAAGATGGTGGACTCTGATGAAGAAATCATGGAACAACACGAAGAGTTATTTAAAAAATTACAACAAGGAAACACGGGGTATAGTTATAACTAATGGCTGATATATCAATTAAAGGGCATAGCCCCATCCTCATACAAAGATACAGAAACGGTGGAACTGCAGCGTGGACTAGAAAAGAAGGTAAGTCACCATCAGGTGGATTAAATGCCAAAGGTAGAGCTAGTTATAAAGGTGGTACTTTAAAAGCTC